CAAGGTAGTTGTTCATGACGACTTAGAACAGACAATAGACATTCCATTAAACGGACTAAATAAGTTTCTGAGTGATGGTAAGTTTAAACCACGTGACTATCAACTTCGAGCGGTTGCTCACGCTGTTCGCAATCACAGAGCGTTGATCCTGTCACCTACCGCTTCGGGTAAGTCGTTTATTATCTACTGCCTTTTGCGGTACTATCTAAGGAAGGAATGTAAGAAGGCGCTCATTATCGTACCGACTACTTCTTTGGTGAGCCAATTAAACTCAGACTTCATAGACTATTCAGAATCACTACAGTTCTATTATACCTACCTTGTTACTGCAGGTCAAGAAAAAAATAACGATAAAGCGAAAATAATTATCAGTACTTGGCAATCGATCTATAAACAGCCTAAAAAGTATTTTGATCAGTTCGATATCATCATTGGCGACGAGGCTCATCTATTTAAAGCCAACTCACTTACTAAGATTATGGAGAAGATGACTGATTGCAAGTATCGGTTTGGGTTTACAGGTACGCTTGATGAGTCTGTTACAAACAAGCTAGTCTTAGAGGGTTTGTTTGGTCCAGTGATGAGGGTTATTACTACTAAAGAGCTGATAGATAACAAGACACTTGCTGAGTTTAGGATTAAGTGTTTGGTTCTCAAGTATTGTGATGAGACGAAGAAGTTGAATTCTAAGTCAACGTATCAGGCTGAAATGGATTTCCTAGTCTCGCACGAAAAGCGGAACGCTTTTATAAAGAACTTGACTTTAACACGAAAAGGTAATACACTAGTATTATTCCAATATGTTAAAAAGCACGGTGAGCCTCTGTACGAACAGATAATGAAAGAGGCTGAAAAGGGAAGAAAGGTATTCTTTGTATACGGTGGCGTCGATGCCGATACAAGGGAAGAAGTTAGAGCAATAACGGAGAAAGAAAATGACGCAATTATCATCGCATCTTATGGCACTTTTTCAACTGGGATTAACATTAGAAACTTACATAATGTTATCTTTGCCAGCCCTAGTAAGTCTAGAATCCGTAATCTCCAATCTATAGGTCGGGGTCTACGGAAAGGTGACAATAAAGAAACTGCTACCTTGTATGATATATCAGATGACCTTTGTTGGAAGTCATGGAAGAATCATACGCTAAAACATTTTGCCGTTCGAGTCAAAATGTATAATGAAGAAAATTTTGAGTATAAGATATACAATATAGGAATTGAAGATGGAAATAAACTTACAAGTTAAGTTGGATACGGATAATCATTCAGATATCCAAACTATTGAAGAGTTAATGGAACTACTCAAACAAATAGCTGATAAGGTCAACGATGAAAATTAGTATGATCAAACTTACCAGCGGTGAGACGATACTTGCTGAAATAGTCAGTCAAAATGATTATAATATTGAAATAAACAACCCAATAGCGGTTATGATTAAAATGCGCCATGCCCCAGTCTTAATGTCTCATGTGTGGATGCCATTTGATGATTTTGATAATTATTATGATATACGTCATGAACACGTTATTACACAAAAAGGGGTTGACGAGGACATGGTAATATATTATAATAACTGTATAGATACCATACATGATAATATGACGTCATCAGAGACATTTTTATTAGATGGTTCAGAAGAAAAAACTGAAGACAAGCGGTTGGAAGAAATAATTGAAAAATTGGAGGCACAATATCACTACAGTGCCAATACTGTGATACACTAAGGTGGATATATGGCAAGAGTAAGTAGAGAAGAAAGACGCAAAAGACCTTATTATGTTGATAATAAGAAGTTTTTTGAGGCGATGGTTGAGTTTAAAAAGTCTGTTTCTGAAGCCGAAGGCTCTGGTGATAAAAGACCTATGGTACCAGATTACATTGCTGAATGTATTATGAAGATCGCAACACACTTATCCTACAAGCCAAACTTCATCAACTACACATTCCGTGACGAGATGATCTGTGATGGCATAGAAAACAGTTTACAATATATTGATAACTTCAACCCAGAAAAATCTAAGAATCCTTTTGCTTATTTTACTCAAATTATTTACTACGCATTTCTGCGTAGGATACAGAAAGAAAAGAAGCATCTATATGTTAAGATGAAGTATTCGGAACATACTAATGTTCTTGGCGATACTGCTGACACTCAAGACCATGATAATGGTAAGAACTTTAATGATGATGTAAAGTATAGTGAGTGGACTGAAGAATATATGAAAGGGTTTGTTCAGGACTTTGAAGAAAACAAGAGACGTAAGGTTAAAAAGCGTAGAACCATTGAGGAGTAGATTATGAGAGTCGGGTTTACCTGCTCAACCTTTGACCTGCTTCACGCAGGTCATGTTCAGATGTTGAGAGACGCTAAAGAGCAATGTGATTACTTAATTTGCGCATTACAACTTGATCCTAGCGTTGATCGCAAGGAAAAGAATGCGCCAATCCAAACTGTAGTCGAAAGATATACTCAACTCAAAGCGGTTGGTTATGTTGATGAGATTATACCATATCAAACTGAATGCGACCTGATGGATATACTGTCATTATATCATATTGATGTTCGTATTTTGGGTGAGGAATATCGCGATAAAGAATTTACTGGTAAGGATATATGCCGTAAGCGTGATATAGAATTATACTTTAACAAACGTGATCATAGATTTAGTTCTAGCGATTTAAGAAATCGTGTATGCGAGGTTAAATAATGGCAAAGATTGCTCTGGTAACTGATACACACTTTGGTGTTCGTAATGATAGTATGAAGTTCTTGGATTATTTTGAGAAGTTCTACAGCAAGCACTTTTTCCCTGAAATTGAAAAGCGTGGGATAAACAAGATTATACATCTGGGGGATATTGTAGACCGCAGGAAATATATCAACTATGTCACCTTGCGTCGAATGAAAGAAATGTTCTTTGAGCCTTGTAAGAGTTTGGATATTGATCTTCACGTGATAGTTGGTAACCATGATGTTCCTTACAAAAATACCAACGATGTTAACTCTATGAATGAGTTGTTTGAAGACAGCTCGTATTATGTTAATTATTATTCTGAACCGACTGATTTGAATATTGACGGTCATGATATCATGATCATGCCTTGGATTAATAATGAAAATTATGCTCAAGCTATTAAGGCGATGGAAGATACGCCTGCTCAGGTTCTTTTTGGTCACCTAGAAGTTGCTGGATGTTTAATGGATCGTGGTAACGTGAATGAGCACGGTATGAAGATTAGCGATTTCTCGAAGTTTGACCTTGTTTGTTCAGGTCACTTCCATCATAAATCTACAACTAGCAATATTGAATATCTTGGCTGCCCATACGAACTGACGTGGGCTGACTATGGCGATCCGAAAGGGTTCCACATCTATGATACAGAAACACGGGAACTTGAGTTTATCCGTAATCCGTACTCGATGTTCCATAAAATATTTTACAATGAAACTGATAAAACTATGGAAGAAGTTCTTGATGTAGACTTCGATGGTTTCACCGATACATACATAAAAGTAGTACGGCAGAACTGTAATAATCCATATTGGTTTGATATGTTTATTGACAAGCTGTATAAAGCTAATCCTAATCATATACAGATTGTTGATGACCATATGAATTTGAATCTTGAAGAAGATGATGACATAGTAAATGAAGCGGAAGATACTTTGACCATCCTGTCTAAGTATATCAACACCTTGCCAGATCAAGTGCCTAAAAAGAAACTTGACAATCTGGTTCGTTCGTTATATAATGAAGCATTGACCATAGAATGAGGGTACTCAAATCGTTAAGTTCACGGAAGTTTCGTGGAAGAATTTTCTATCCACGGGAAACGTCAAAACAGTTATACAACTTGATAGGTCGCCCAGTACAGTAATCACTGGAGAAAATGGCGCAGGTAAGTCAACGATCCTTGATGCGCTATGCTTGGGTTTGTTTGGCAAGCCGTTTCGTAACATCAAGAAACAGCAGTTGATCAACTCAATCAATAACAAGGGTCTTGAAGTTGAAGTAAAGTTTACTATCGGGTCTACTGATTATGTTGTTCGTAGAGGTATGAAGCCACACCTGTTCGAGATACATAAAAACGGAAAGATGATTGATCAGCCTGGATCGGTTCGAGAATATCAGCTACAGCTTGAGAACCAGATACTCAAACTCAACTTCAAGTCATTTACTCAAATCGTTATATTGGGCAACGCATCGTTTACTCCATTTATGCAGTTGAGTACTCGAGATCGTCGAGAGGTGATTGAGGATTTACTCGATATTCAAATATTCTCAACTATGAACACTTTACTTCGTGATCGAGTTTCTGATAACAAGCGTTCGCTGACTGATATCAGCTATAACATTGACTTGACCAATGAAAAGATAGAAGTACAGGAGCAGTATCTCCTAAAAGTTAAATCAGATATAGAAAAGCAGATAAAAGATCTAAAATTTGATATTACCACTTATACCGAGTCATACGGATCCGCTGAATCGCTTTACAGCTCGTTAACTGCTGAAGTTGATACGCTACTAGAGTCTATTTCTACTAAAGATAAGTCTTCAGCAAAAATGGATAAGATGAGAAGTATCCTGAGTAAGCTGAGTGAAAAGAATAAGAAAGCCGAAAAGCGTATCGAGTTTTATGAGCAGAATGATAACTGCCCAACCTGTGAGCAGGCTCTTTCGCTTGAGTTAAAAACTGACAAGATAGAAAAGACTCAAGGTATAATTGATACCACAACTAAAGCTA